GGTTTGCTAAAAGCATAGAGGAACTCAAAGAGGCTCTTGATGAGTGATAAGTTAAAGCCTAAGAAATGGTGTAAATGCGAACACCCATCTCGCTATAATCCTTACATAAAAAAAACACATTGTATTAAGTGTGGGAAATGGATTAAAGAACAGGAGGGCTAGATGACAAGAGAGGATATTAAAATTGAGTTTGAGAAGTTTTTAAAGTTTAAGTATAGAATCTATCGAGATATTGAGGGCAAAGAAAAACTTACTGTTTACGAAATAGACAGCGATAGCCTTGAAGATTTTGCCACCCATGTCCACAACCTCATCATCAAGGGGAAGATTGAGGGTATGAAAGAGGGGAAGTCTTATCGTCCTACAGTAAAGGGAGATACAATGTTTAGAGAACGTATAGCCGAGCTTGAAAAGGAGATTGAGGAATGAATGAGGACACAATAAAATTTTTATTATGGCTAGAGAAAGACGGCACAACGCTATACATGAGCGATTGGCGGAAGCATTATATCTATTTAATGTATCAATTTTACGCACAATTCAAGGGGTGGTGAAGCTATGAGAGTAAATAAAAAGAAAGGAGGAAAACGGGAATGTTTAAAAAATTGATTGTATTGTTTGTTGTTGCAGTAATGATCGCATCAACAAGTCCTATCTTTGCTCAAGGCGTGACTTTGCAAGACCTTGATATTCAGTATCAAAGGTTAGCAACACAGAAGGTCGAAATTGAGAAAGAGATGTTAAGGCTTGAAGGGCAATATCGAGAACGGAAAGCCGCGCTTGAAAGGCAGGTCAAAGAAGCGCAGAGTATGGTACAGGCAAGTGTAGAGCAATCGGTAGACCCGGTTGATCTATCGGAAGAACAAAATAAATAATCATTATGCAAGGGCTGGTGTGGTTCTGCCATGCCAGTCCTTCAACCTGGAGAAGAAATGAAGTCTACTGATTTGGTTAAGATCACATTGAAAAACATAGAACGCACAGAAGAAGTTTTAAAGTGGGAAGCAGCGGTAAATAAGATAATTAACCATGAATTGCGCAAAGAAAGAGTTGGAGAAAAAATCGTTGAATCTCTTGCCCTAGGGGTTCCTTTGCTTATTACAAAAAAAGGAAAAGTTAAAGTTATAAGAAGATTTTATATAAATTTTATATAAAAAGGAGCAAGCATGGAAATACGGCGTAAATGTAGATGGATCGGTTGTGCTACTCGGTTAAATAGGTACAATGAAAACGCCTGTTGTTCTATTCATCAGCTTAGATGGGTTGAAAGCATGAAACGAGATATCCATGATCTTGACCATGAAATAGCTTGTCGTAAGCGGTGGATCAAGGAGGCTAAGAAAATCCCAATGCACTTGAAGATGATCGAGAAGTTTAAGAAGAAGCAGAAGAGTTTAAAAAAAGAATTGGCTGAAACATACAGGACGGCTGCCGGTATAAAGTTGAGAAAGACAAGAAATTTTAATGACTAAAAGATTTAGTATGCGTTGCTTGTAACGACCGGCATGCGTGCCTCTGCAAAAGATAGGAGCTTATTTAATTTAATTCAACTTGACAGAAAAACACAAAAAAGGTAAACTAAACTATCTTAAATAATTGACGTATAGAAATATGACTCTGGGAATCGCGGCCTAGAGTCACCAAAGATATAAGAAGCCTCTTACTGTTGCAATAGGCAGTAAGGGGCTTTTTCTTTGGGAAGGATTTTATGTCTAAGAAAACAAACACGTCTAAAAAAGTCAACAAACCCACCAAAAAGAAATCTGCCAAAATAGGTCGCCCCAAAATAACTACTAAAGATTTACCCGATAACTGGAAAGAAATAATCGGGGATATGTGCGCTCAGGGTAAAGCCAAAGAGCAGATATTCCGAGAGTTATGTGTATCTGGTAAAGGCAAGAAAGTTAAGTTTAACTGGGAGACTTACAGAAAGCTCAAAGACCGGGAAGAAGAGTTTAATGCAACCATCCAAGTAGGGGATATGCTTTGCTATGGTTGGTGGCTTGATGCCGGACAAGCAGGGATTCACAGGAAAGTATTTCAAACAGGCTGTTGGTATGCAAACATGAAGAACAGGTTTGGGTGGAGAGATAAGCAAGAAGTTACTGGCAGCGTAACGCATGAGCATTTTCTAGGTGAAGCAATTATTAAGTCAAAGGGGCGGGATGACGGAGAATAGCAAGAAAGATACGATTGAAATGTACCGCAAGGCCCGGAAGAACCTTGTTGATTACAGGTATATCCTATTAAGTGTCAGCGAAGGCGAAGTTAAGCCAACAGATTTTCAATACAAATGGAGCGACATTCTTTTAAACGGTAAGACACACACAGCCATTGAAGGGTTCAGAGAATCCGCCAAGTCACAGATAGTTTTAAGAGCCTGCCCGTTATATTCCCTCACATTCCCATCAAAAAACACCGATTATATCGTTATTATCAAGAACAACACTACCCTAGCCCGGAACAAACTCAAAGAGGTCGAACGGGAATATACCACAAATCCCCTCATATCAGCCAATATGGTCAAGATCGTTGAACAATCGAGCGATGTATTCAGCGTGGACGTAAAAGACGAGTCTGGTGAGACTATCAACGTCCGCATTGAAGCGTATGGTAAGGGAGCATCTATTCGCGGGCTATCTAATCTTGACAGGCGGCCTAAGATCGTAATATGTGATGATCTTCAAGACTTAGCTGACGCTGAATCTGAAACGGTCTCAGCCGGGGACTGGAATTGGTTTTTATCTGACGTAATGTTTCTCGGGCAATATACCCGTATATTCTTGATAGGTAACAACTTAGGTGAGAAGTGTATTGTTGAAAGAATCTTTGCTAATGCTAAATCGCTTGAGTTTGAGACAATGTTAGTGCCTTGTATGGCAGACGGTAAAAGTTCCTGGCCGGAAAAGTACACGGTTGAGGATATTGAAAAAGAAAAGGCTGCTTACGCTAAGATGGGGAAGATCGACATTTGGTTGAGGGAAAAGATGTGTCTTGCCACATCTGAAGAGACAAGGACATTCCATGCAAACGATTATCGGTATTATGTCCCTAACATCATCAACAAGATTCGCGGGTTATCAAACGTCTATTTTACTATTGATCCAGCTCATTCGCAGGAAGAGGACTCTTGCTTCCGGGCTATTGTAGTTAATTGCGTTGATCAGGATAACAAATGGTTTATTGCTAACATAGCGTATGGCCGGTGGCAGTCAGACGAGTTTATTAAAATCTTATTTGAACAGGTAGCGCAATGGAAACCGTTAGAGGTCGGGATCGAACGGGGAGAGTACAAAGATGTCATTGAACCGTTTATCTATAAAGAAATGTCAAGGCGTAACATCTTTTTCGATATCAAGCCTATTGAACACGCCAAGCAAGGATCAAAGCTAGAACGAGTCAAGATGTTAGGGCCTCGATTTAAAGCTCATCAGATATGGTTCCCGGAATACGCGGACTGGCTGCCGGAACTCAAAGCAGAGCTAGCCGGGGTCACTAAGAACGCATTTAAGAGCCTTTACGTTGACCTTATTGACGCTCTGGCTATGCAGGAACAGATCGCTATTGCACCAGTCGGGATAGGAACACAAGAGGATTTACCACGATACGCTATGCCGGACAACACGCTTGAGTCATTAATGGGAGCTGGGGATCCACAACATCCGAGGACGGCGAACACCGTCACTAATATTTAGGGGGGATTATGGCAATATCAGCACTTACAGCATGGATTGGAGGGTTAGTTGCAGCCGGGGGAATAGGGGCATCAACTCATGCTGCTTCTAAAGCGTCAACACAGCGCAAAAAGAGCGCAGATGCACAGGCAGACGCACAACGTCAGGCGACAGAAGCGTTACTTGCCGCCCCGGATAAAGCAGCGGCTAAAGCTAAGGAAGATGCTTTAAACAGGCGCAGGTATAGAGCTAAGACATTACTTACATCCCCAAGCGGTGTACTTGATGAAGCAACAACTGAAAAGAAAACCTTACTAGGGGCATAATGGTGCGCGAATGTCAAGAGTCCGATCTGGTAGATATATATAAACTCCTCAAAGAGTTTCACAATGAAACGTTAAAAGATTTCGGTGTTAAGTATGACGATGGTATGGTTAGGCAAGCATTTTACGAGCTTTACAGCAATGCCCTGGTGTTGGTAAAGAACAATGAAGTTGTCGGTGTAATCGCCGGGAAGATCATTGACTATCCTTTACAGAAAGCGCAGATATTCCAAGAGATGATTTGGTATGTTAGGAAAGATTATCGCAAGTACGGAATAAAGTTATTAAGAGCCATGGAAGCACGATGTTTAAAGCAGGGTTTATCGGCAATGGTCATGGTTCATTTAAGCAATTCAATGAGTGATAAGTTAGACAAGTTTTACACAAGGTGTGGGTACATGAAAATGGAAACTCATTACATTCGGAGTTTAAAATGACACCAGAAGAAGCCATCCGCAGACAAAAAGAACTTGAATCAGAGCGCAGCACATGGGCCTCATATTGGCAAGACCTGGCGAGTTTCTGTCTCCCACAGAAAGCATTTATCACCAGCAAGAAAGAGGGCGGGCAGACTCCTAGTATGGAAAAGATATTCGATAACACCGCGATTAGATCGCTTAAAATCATGTCAGCGGGGTTTCACTCACATTTAACGAATCCTTCTTCCAAGTGGTTTGAAATGGATATAAAGAACCGAAAGCTGATGGAAGATAAGGCCGTTAAGATTTGGCTCAAAGACGTTGAAGATGAGATATTCAGCACATTAAACTCATCGAACTTTGACGCTGTAATGCAGGAGTTTTACCAAGATAACGGATGCTTTGGAACCGGGGCTATTTTCGAAGAAGAGGATTTAAAAGATCGGGTAAGGTTCACGATGCTTCCATTAGGCGAAATATACATTGAAGAGGACGCACAGGGAAGGGTGAACAGGATTTACCGTAAGTTTACATATACGGCATTACAGGCGCATGAACGCTGGGGGAACGATGCCGGGGAATCAGTTAAGCAGGCTATGAAGGATAAAAAATATAGTAAGCTGATTGAGATATTACATTGGATTATTCCGCGGGATAAGAGGGTGGCCGGTAAAGAGGATAATCTCAATATGGCGTATGAATCTAAGTGGGTAGAGATAAAGTCAGCGCATTTA